TCCCGATGGCGACCATCGCGATCAAACTAGCAACCGTCTTCATTGGCATTTGTACGGATGCGGATTCAGAAATTTTTAGGGCCATAAATTACCTGTCGAACTTTGACACGATCCATTCCCATGCAGCTTTTACTTTGTCCCAAACTCTGCAACAAATGTTCTTACATTTTTCAATCATGTTTTTTCTCCTCAATTTCGTAAAAGAAGTTATCCGTATCTTCGGTCTTCCATTTACTTGTGTTTTCAACGTTCCATTCAGATGTCTGCACTTTCCAATCCGGCACATTGTCTTTAACAGTAAACGAAGGTATATCCCAAATACATCTATTGTTAGGTTGTGCTGCATAGTTCCCATCGTCGAGAGCTATGATGTGAGCGCATTTGTGCTCGTGCGGTATCTCTGAATGATCCGTGTCTAATATATTACTTTCAGGATGAGCAAAGTCAACGGTAAATAAATACTTACCAGGGTGCCATTTTTTGTCTTTTCCTATGTATTTACCGGCTTGTCCTTCTAGGATATCCCAAGTATGCACAGAAGGATAATAACTGAAACAATTCCAAAGCTGTAACTCATCAAGTCTACGCCCAGGAACATCTTTCGGTTTGAAGCCGCGTTGTATAAACGCTGTAATTGGGAGACGATAGAAGATAGCACCGTTCTCCATAATGGCATGAAACAAGATCGACTTACCTGTAATAGATGATATGCCGAAGATGATACAGTCTTCAACTTCTCCGTGATGCTTTTTAAGGTCATATAAATATTCTCTCCTTATCTGAGCATATTCTACAGGAATGTTTGCATTTAAGTAAGCCATAATTATCCATATATATCACCCCAAGTTTTACCTGATTCATAATCTACTTTATTGGGAACTTCTAAATTAACAGCATTCTCCATTATTTCAATTATTTTCTTTGCCGCGTTATCAGATTCAACTGAGATGTCTAATTCATCGTGTATTTGTATGTGCGGTACAATGCCTTCGTCGTATAAATCTACCATTGCTTTCTTTGTCATGTCTGCCGCTGATCCTTGTATTAATTTATTCAAAGCTTTGTAAGTAAATGCTCTTCTAATTCTACCTCTACCATAAGTTCTTTCGGCTTCTTCGTACTCCATAGGTTTATGCATACCAAATTGATTTGGTTCCCATTTAGTAAATCTACATCTACGTCCTAACAATGTGCCAATAGATCCAGATGTCTGTGCAGTCTTAGATGTGTAATTCATTAAGTCTCTGACAAAAGGTACGTTGGTATGATAAGTATTAAATAATTCTTCTGCCTCTTGTTTTGTATTTAATCCTAGCTCTGCCTGTAATTTAGCTTTACCCATACCATAGAAAAGACCCAAATTGATCGTCTTGGCTTGTGTTCTAGATATGTTGGCCATGTCTGCTACAGTTTGGTGAAAGTCTACAGTGTCATCTTTAAATTTATCTACAATGCTTGCAACAGATTCATCAAAACATATTGGTTCTGTTGTTGCAGCATAGTGTACAACTAATCTTGGTTCTTGTTGTGAGTAATCAAAACAACCCCACTGATGTTTATCTTCTGGTATAAACAAAGAACGAATCATTGGTCCTAAATCTTTATTTCTTGCAGGTATCTGCTGTAAATTAGGGTTAGAATAACTAAATCTACCTGTAACTGTACCACCTTGATCAGATCTTATTGGGTTAATATCTGCATGTATTCTGCCTCTATGTTGATGTTTTAGTATGGTATCTATGAATGTTGTGTGTGCCTTGTTTATCTCTCGTGCCTTTGCTATACTTTTGACTAACGGATGTTGATGAGTGGAAAGGAAATTTTTAGTAAATGAAGGTGACCCAGTTTTCTCGGTTGTGGCGTAAGTTAAAGACAGCTTATCGAATACTTTTGCGATCGATCTTGCTGCCCATATTTGAACATCTTGTCCTGTTTGCTTTTTTACTTCTAATAGGAGTGACTCTTCCTGTGTTTGTAACTGCCGTTTCAATTTATGAGCACGTTCGATATCGACACGAACGCCTTTAAATTTCATATCAATTAGACACGGAAACAATCTTGTTTCTAAATCAAATATGTTTGTTAGATTTTGTTTATTTATTTCTCTAGATAAAACTTTAAATAATTCTAATGTAAGTTCTGCATCTTTTTCAGCATAGCTTCCAACATACATTGCTGGTAGTTTATATAATTCTTTTTTAGGATCTATACCCCAAGACTCTGCAGCTTCTTTCAAAGCTTTCTCGTCTTTTACTTCACCAAGATAATCAAATGAAATACTATTAAGTGTGTACCATAATCTATTTTCATCAATTAATGATGCCATCACCATGGTATCAATAATATGTCCATTAATAGGTATACCGTATGCTTTTATCCAGCAAACATCATACATTGCATTGTGAAATATTTTTACAGAATCTGTTGCACAAACTTTTTTAAACCATTCTAAAACTATTCTTTTATCTAAATTACCACCACCTTCATGTGCGATTGGATAATAACCAGACCATCCTTCGGTAGCTACAGCTACGCCTACAATTTGACCATGACCTTGTATTGCACCAGATCCTCTAGATTTTAAATCAGGATCTTTTGTTTCCAAGTCAATCGCAATGTACTTTGCATCAGATAAATCTGGAAAGCTTTCGGGACAATCCCATTCTGTTTGAGCTGTAAACATTATTTCTTTTTCTTCTTAACATCTTGTAACTTCTTTTTCTCTAATTCGCAATAGTGAATGATCTTATCAAGATCTTCTATTCCGTTCTTGTGCATATACCTGCAAACGTACTTCACAACACACCCTTGGAAAAACGAGAGATTATTTTTTGAAATAAACTCGTATGGCTGTATGTTAAAATACATGTAATGGGATCCTCCTATTTGTTTATTTTGTGGTTTGACTTTATCCATTTCGTCAAACATACCGACGTCTGTCATACTATTGGTCCTCCTATGTTATATTGATAATCACCCATTGACTGTGGGAGATATAGATTTTCTCTTGCTCTTGTTATACCTACAAAAAACAATCTGTGTTCTGGGTCAGGATCTTTCAATGCTGCATCATATATTATTTTTTCAATATCTGTATACAAAACAACATTATCACATTCTTCACCTTTTACTCCATGTATTGTAGATACTTTTATCCTTGCTGGTTTCATTAGATCATCACCGTTCTTTAGAATCGTTCTAATGTAGTCTTTACTTGCATCAGGAAAATTTAATGTTTCCCAGCTCCCCGACGCTCGCAACCCGTGATCAGATCTTAGCTGATCTAGGTCAACACCCGTTATATTTCTAAGAGTCTTGCCGCCTGCGTATCCTCTTTCAAGATGTCCATGTTTTACAGTTAGATAAGACCATAAATCTTCTACGTCTTTCTTATTTACTATTGCACCTTGATGCAAACGTTGCCAGACTCGGTATGCATTTAACATGTCTTCAGGCAACAGAGAGTGACTCTTTGCATCAAACCTTAAGTTCATGTCATATAAATATTCTTTTATAGGTTCTAGCATCTTGTTTGTTCTAGCTAGGATCATCCAGTTACCAGAGTTTAAATTTAATTCTTCTAGTGTTACATCTTCATATACATTTCCTTCAGCTTCTCTAGGTTTCCATTGCTTATCTAGTCTCTCTGACATGTATGGAAATATAGATTCAGCTAACTTATGTATCTTCTTAGGCACTCTCCTAGATATTATCTGAGGATCTGTGTCTCCTTTTAACTCTATAAATATTTTAGGATCAGCTCCTTGAAATGTGTAGATGGTTTGATCATCGTCCCCTGCAATGTAAGAACGAATGGAGACGCTCTCTATGTAAAAATACATATCCCATTGCAGAGGACTTAGATCTTGTGCTTCATCAAGAAACACAACATCGATAGTAGGACATTTACACTTATCGACAAACTGTGAAATCATATCAGAGTACTCAACCATACCTGTTCCATTTTTAAAATTTTTTAGATCCTCGTTTAATTGTTCTACAAAACCAAGATCAATCAAATGTATAATATCTAAATCTATTGCTGCTTGTTGTAGATCTAATTTTCTAGATCTTGCATATTGAATTACTTTCATATTTGGATTCATGTATTCTACATATCCAGCTTCGTTTACATAAGATTCAAAAGAAAGATCTCTACATATCTGTGAAAAGTTTTTAAAACTATTCCATCTGCTTCCTTTCAATAACTGTGTATTAGTATCAATCTCTAGTTCATTAGATCCTAAAGAATGCATTGTGCCTATGTGATATAGATCATCTTTTATTCTTCTTCGCGCTTCTCTCGCTGCAGCATTACTAAAAGATATGTATACGATTTTTTGTGGATCTATTTTATTCTCATTTAATTCTTTATCAAGATACTTTGTAAGAGTAAAAGTTTTACCTGTGCCAGGTGGACCATGTATAATTTTTCTATGCAAACGGAGCCTCTTTTATTTTTGTCTTTCTTATAATTGGTTTATCTATTTCAACATTTTCTATAATAAGATACCTTGTAGACTTGTTATCTAGTTTAGCTACCTCTTCTTCTGCCTCAAAAAGAACTTGTAACATTCTCATTGTAGTTTCATATTTTATATTCCAAGATTTACTTCTTAATAAAAAATTCCAGAAACTTTTAAATTTAAAATAACTCTTTCCTTTTTCTGTAAATGCAACACCTTTTCTAATATCTTCTATCTTCTTGCCGTTTGCTCTAGTAATAAAATCAGTTAGTAATTCTTTTAATTGTATGTCTATCTTGATGGCCTCTGGAGCTTCTATGGGTATAACACCTTGCAATAATTTATTGATTTGTTTTCTCCAAACAAGTTTGGCTACAGGTAACATAGCTTGATTGATTTGTTCTACACATTTTAAAGAGAACTTATCCGGATCATGTAATTCAATAGCTGAACACTCAACGATATCTTCTCCTATCGTCACATAAAATATAGGTGGATTTGATGTATACTTCTGTATTTCTTTTATCTCTAAACCTGGTGTGAAGTCATCACCTACACCAAACTCTTGCCGTACACATTTTCTAGAATTACAGAAAGATACAATAGGTTCATCTTTACATTTATATTGATAGTCTTTGCCTGTGATTGATTTAATTAAAACATCCATCTCTTTTTTATCTAGAGGTGGTTGACAAAACTTTTTGTTGTATTCAAAAATTTCTGTGTCCCATGTATCAGGAAATCTTTTCTTGCAATAGATACCAAAATTATACATAGCATTGTTTCTTTTGCCATTTGGTATACCTTCTTTAGCCAACATTTTTAAACATGGTGGAGATCCTTTTAGTAAATCATCTTCTTTTATTTTTTCTTCTTTGATTGTTAATGCAACTAATTCTTCTTCTGTCAGCACAACATTGTCATAGTGTTCAAAAAATTCTTCTACCGTCATAGCTGTGCCATCTTTTTTAAAAGCATAACGTAGTGTTTGATCTGCTTTGTGATATGGAAGATTTAAAAAACTACCTACATCACCTCTTTCTTTTTTGATATGATTCTGTTTTGGAAATATCTCTGCTCTTGCGTAACCTATGTTTGCAGCTATGTCTTGAAGTTTGTTTCTGAATAATGCTGCAGGTGCAAATTCTTTTGTAAATATAAATACATGCGCACCACCAGACTTGGATCTAAATACAGTGAGTGGTAGATTCTTTGTAGTAATCTTATCTATAAGTTCTTTATGATTTAATGTGTACACATCAATATCAATACACGCCCATTTACATTTACTGTCTTCGTTTATTGGTATGATACCTAGTGCAGGATCAACACCTTTTAAATGATCGATCCACATTTTTTCTGTGACAGGATCTTTTTTAATTATTGATCTAGTTTTATGTTTGCCTCTATCATCATACTCATCGGTCTTTCGAGTTTGACCATAAGCATTACTAGATCCTTCAAATATTTTTTTAAATTTCTGTATGTCCATTTACTTTCCATTGTGTTTCGGGGGGTGTGGAGTTATGGATCACAACCCCCAAAATCATTTATGCTTTATTCTTGATGCCTTCGTAGAACTTCTTCGCTCGTTCATACATTGTAGCATCTTCTAGCATTCCAACTTTTTCTACGTTGTAGCCATACCATTGATTACCTTTACCTGTATTTAATACAGAAGATAATTTATAAATGTGACTAAACGATGGTGGAGTAAAAGGACCATTCTTACCATCAAAACTAATTGACTTCATCATGGAGTTCCATTTTCTGCTAACTTTACCTTGAGATGAACTCATAGATATCATCGCAGTCTCAGAACCTTTATCACCTATAATGATTACAAAATGTTGACCAACAGTTAAAATATAATTACCGTTCTGTAATCTATCTTTACCATCAGGTCCTTTTGTAGTTTTTTCTAGAATATCCGAAGTATCCGGATAGATCATTTCAGGTCTACCAGAACCTGTTCCATAATCTGCCCACTCTTGGTATTCTAATTTATAATGACATGGAATAACCTGTATTCCTTTATCACCATTATATAACTGTTTCGTAACAGTGTTTAAGAACATACCAGGTTCTGCACCTTCTACGTAATTTTGATTACGTTTCTGTGCTTCTGCTGATCCGTTCTGTAAAAGTTTTAAGATAGGTGGAGCCAGACTTTCTGTCTTCACATTCTCAAAACCAGCTTACGCGTCTGCCTCGAATAACGAAGCTGAAGGCA